CTTCTGGTACGGCAACATATTCCTTTGATGCTACTTATGTCGATCTCTTGGAAGTTGTTTTAAGAAATAGTAGTGGGACAGATTTTACTTTGACTCAAATGAGCCGTAGTGAATATTTAACTATTCCTAATAAAGCAAATAGTGGTCAACCAAGTCAGTACTTCTTTGATAGACAAGTAACTCCGACTATAACTTTGTGGTCAACACCTGATGCTACATATACATTAGTTTATTATTATGTAAGCCGTATTCAAGATGCAGATGCTTTAGTCAATAATGCAGATGCTCCGTTTAGATTTCTTCCTTGTATGGTAGCAGGACTTGCATATTATCTAGCAATGAAGAAAGCACCAGAGAGAGTTCAGTTATTGAAAGCTGTTTACGAAGAAGAATTTCAAAGAGCCGCAGCCGAGGATGCTAATAGCACTCCTTTAAAATTAACCCCTAGCATGACATACTATAGTTACTAATATGACAAACATTATTGAAACAAAATTTGGAACCTTAGTTAACACTAGCAAGATAGCTTCTGGTAGTGCATCACCTATCAAAAAGTCTGGAGCTTTTTATAATTTTTCTATTCGTCTAAGTAATGATGATATTCGTGAATACTCTTTTACAAATAGAGATAGAGCAGAAAAGATGAGAAAGATTTTAATAAGCCATTTAGAACAAAAAATAAAGATGGATTATAAGAAGCATGGCTAGGTTTGCAACAGGTAAAAAAGCATGGGGTTATTCAGATCGATCTGGTTTTCGCTATCGTCTACGAGAGATGAAAACAGAGTGGAATGGTTTGAAGGTTGGCCCCGATGAATACGAGCCTAAACATCCTCAGTTAGAACCAAATCATCCTGGTCCAGATCCGACAGCCTTGTACCAACCACGAGTGGATGGGAGGACAGAAGTGACCGTAGAGAACCTTCTTGGGCTTAATCCATTTACAAGCACAGCTAGTAGTGCAGTGATTACAGTTCTTGAACCGTCTCATGGCAGAAGCACAAGTGATACAGTTAGATTTAGAAATGCATCTAGTTTTGATGGTTTTACAAAAACTGTTTTAGAAAACGCTAGTGGCTATAGTATTACAAAGATTGATGACAACAGATATAGTTTCACCGCTAGTAGTGGCACGGGAACAAATGGAACAAAAGGTGGTGGTGGTAGAGTTACTGCTGGCCCCGTTACATTGGGGACATAAATGAGTTTTACATTAGCAACATTAAAGACAGCAATACAAGATTACACAGATAATGATGAAACAGTATTTGTTTCTCAGCTTAATAATTTTATTAAAGCAGCCGAAGAAAAAATATTCAAAAGTATTGATTTAGATATATTCAGAAAGAATGTTACGAGTGCTATGACATCTTCTGATCCTTATTTAAGTGTACCATCAGATTTTTTAAGTGTGTTTTCTTTGCAAATAACAACAGCTGGATCAGAGAATTTTCTTTTGCAGAAGGATGTTAATTTTTTAAGAGAGTATTCTCCTAGTTCATCAACAACAGGTACACCTAAATATTATGCTAAGTTTGATGTAGATAACTTTATTTTAGCACCAACTCCAGATGCAAACTATACTGTTGAATTACACTATTATTACAGGCCCACCAGTTTGACCGCAGGAGCCGACAGTGGTACAACTTGGATTAGTACAAACGCACCTTTTGCATTGCTTTATGGTTCTCTTATAGAGGCATATACATTTATGAAAGGTGAGCCAGACGTAATACAAAACTATGATAAATTGTATATGCAGTATCTAGAAAGATTAAAAGACTTTGGAGAAGCAAGAGAAAACACAGATGGTTATAGATCAGGTCTACCATCAAGACCAAGAACATAGGAGTTAAATATGGCAACAGCAAATGCATCAACCAATTACCTAGAGAGAAGGTTATTACATTATATCTTCAAGAACGACTCTCTAAGTTTTTCATCCCCTGGGGACAGTATTTATGTAGGATTGGCAACTGCTGTATCTGCCGCAGAAACTGGTTCATTAACAGAAGCGACATTTACTAACTATGCAAGACAACAAGTAACGGCTGCAAATTGGACTACAATAGGTGATGATAGCACAGATACTCAAACCGCCACTAACTCTGCAAATATTGAGTTTCCAGCATCTGGTGGGACAAACAATACAATAACACATGTGTTTGTGGCAGATGCTTCAAGTAGTGGTAATATATTATTTGTAGGAGCTTTAGACGCAAATAAAACGATAGCATCTGGAGATATATTTAGAATCAATGCAGGGAATCTGACAATAGAGTTGAAGTAATGGCACTAGTAATATCAGATAGAGTAAAAGAAACAACCACAACAACTGGTACTGGCACCCTTACATTAGGTGGTGCCGTTACTGGTTTTGAAACTTTTACTGCCAATCTTAGTGACGGGGATACAACATATTATGCTTGTACCGACAATGTAGACTTTGAGGTTGGTCTTGGGACTTTTACTGCTTCTGGTACAACTTTAGCAAGAACAACAATATTAGCCAGTTCTAATTCTGGCAGTGCCGTGAACTGGAGTGCAGGTACAAGAACAGTTTTTTGTACATTACCAGCTGCAAAGACAGTTTTTTTAGACGGAAGTAACGTAGCTAATATTAGTAATTTAAAACTAGCTAGTGGTGCAACAGTTACAGCTATTCTTGATGAAGATGGATTATCTTCTGACAGTGCTACATCTTTAGCAACACAACAATCAATCAAAGCTTATGTAGATGCTCAAGTAACTGCACAAGATCTTGACTTCCAGGGTGATAGTGGTGGTGCATTAAATATAGACTTAGATAGTGAAGTATTAGATATAGCTGGTGGAACGGGTATCGACACAAGTGGTTCTGGAAACACACTTACTGTAGCTATTGACAGCACTGTAGCCACTTTGTCTGGTACACAGACTTTGACAAATAAAACGATTGATGCCAGTCAACTTTCTGGAACTGTAGCTAATGCAAGACTAGATGCTCAACTGCAAGACGTAGCAGGATTAGCCGTAACTAATGGTAATTTTATTGTAGGTGATGGTTCTAATTTTGTTGCAGAGTCTGGTTCAACTGCAAGAACATCACTAGGTCTTGGCACGGCTGCTGTAACGGATACTGGTATTTCTAATGGTAATACTTTAGTTGCAGATTCAACAGTAGCTGATGATGATTTTTTAAGAATAAATGGCACAAGTGTAGAGGGCCGTAGTGCTAGTGAAGTATTAAATGACATAGGTGCAACAACATTAACAGAGGCATCTAATGAAGCAACTGCACTTGCGATTGCTCTTGGATAGGAGATAAAGAATGGCTAATACATTTAAACTAGTAAACAATGCAGTGATGTCCTCGGTTGCAGATACGACAGATGCTTTGTATACAGTTCCTAGTTCGACAACCACTATAATATTAGGATTGACTCTTTGTAATGTTCATACAGCACAAGTATCGGCTACTGTTGAAATTGTAGATACAAGTGCAAGTATTACATCGACTGTAATTAAAGATGCTCCTATTCCAGTTGGGGGTAGTTTAGAGATTATGTCTGGTAATAAAATAGTTGTTGAGACAACAGACATAGTAAAGGTTTCTTCTTCTATAGCTGATAAGATCAGTGCGACTATGAGTATAATGGAGATAACATAATATGCCATATATAGGAAAAAAACCTGCTGACATTATTGCAACTGTTATCGACACCACTACAGGTACGTTTAGTGGTGAGGTTGATGCTGGTTCTCTTGATGTTAGTGGAAATGCAGATATAGATGGAATAACCAATCTTGATAATACTGATATAGACGGAACACTTGATGTATCTGGTGACCTAACAGTAGACACAAACACACTTTATGTAGACTCATCTAACAATAGGGTTGGTGTAGGTACTAGTAGTCCATCAACTATTCTAACAGTTTCAAGTGGTGCTTCTTCTGCTTCAGTACATTCTTATTCTAATTTAGAAATTGAAAGCTCTTCACACTCTGCATTACAGTTCTCTGGTAGCACAG